TCGTGTCGCGGCTCTCCGACTTCGTGACGCCGTCCTCGCTGATGTAGCCGGCGCGGATCAGCGCGGGCGCGAGGTCGGACACCGCGGTCTCGGGCAGCGGGGTGCCGAGCGGGCCGACGGCGACACTGCCGGCAGCGACCGGCTTGCCGTTGATCACACGGAACTTGTTGTTGGTCATGGGAGAGCCCCTTTCCGGGCAGCAGAAACGACCGCCCGAAGCGGCCAGTGGGGGTTGGGCGCTACGCGGCGCGCAGCGTCACCGCGTACGTCGCGGTGGATCGGGCCTGGTCCGTGTCCGGATCAGGGAGGTCAGCGGGCATCGCGAACACGCCGACGTCGGCGCACGGCACTCCGCCCATCCACCCGTTGCGGGCGGCGCGGAGAATGATCGCGTGGCAGCGGCGGGCGAGGTCGTCAGCGTCACCGTCGGTGGCGGCGTACGACTCCACGAGGACCGTCGGGGTGACGTGCACCAGCGACGCCGGAGCACCGCCGGCAGCGCGCACGCGGACGAACTTCCCCTTCGGCCGCGGTGACGGCACCCGGCCGGCCGCACGCTCCGCAGTCGGGAGCGCAGCGTTGAGCTCCCGCACGACGGCCATGACGGAGTCGGGCGGGACGATCAGCTCGGCGGTCACCGGCCGGCGTCCAGCGCCCCGGACAGGGTGCGGTTGCGGGCCTCGTCGCGGATCGCGTCGAACGTCGCTGTGCGGACCGACGCGCGGGCACGGGTCGAACCCCACCGCACGTCGACCTCGTAGTCGGGTTCCCCGCCGGCCGCGGCGGCGATGCGCTTCGCGCGGGCTTCGAGGTCAGCGCGGACCTCGTCGGACTTCAGGATCTCGCGGATGGCCGCCTGGTTCACTTCGATGCGGATGGTGGTTCCCACGTCATCCCTCCCATCGCTGCAGGGTCAGCCGGGTCGCGTTCAGCGCACCGGTCGGGGACGGGACGTGCTGCGGGTCACCGACGACCTCGTACCGGACGCCCTCGTACTCGACGAGGTCAGCCGACACGATGTCGGACAGGTAGGGGGCGTCGACGGTGTAGCCGGTCGCGACCGCGAGGCGGCCGTCGTTCTGCTCCGTCGACGACGTCGGTTCCAGCCAGCAGCGGCGGATGATGAGCGGGTCGGGGTCGGCGTCGTAGTCGGGCACCAGGGTGCCGCGGTCATCGCGTTCCGGGAACCGCAGCCGGGTGATGGTCAGCCGTGCGAACGACGCCCTCACGGAAGCGAGCCGATCGTGTACGGCGCCAGCGCGGCGAGCTCGTGGTCCATGATGACGGTGCCGCCGGCGACACCGGCCGCGGTCGTTGACCAGGTGATGTTCGCGACGAGGGACTGCTCACGGACGACGCCGAGCGGGGAGCCGAGCGCCCGGGCCGCCATCTGCAGCGTCAGGTCGACGATCGGTTCAGGCACGACGTCGTAGCCGTGGCGGAGGTCGACCTCGATCGCACCGAACTCGTCGGACAGCGGCGACGAGGTGCGGAGCATGCCGGAGCCGCGGGACACGCGGACGGTCGCCATGTCGATGGGAACGTCGTCCTGACGGACGGCGGTCACCTCGACGATGCGGAGTGTGGGGAGGACGAGGAGGCGCGAGCCGGGCCCATCCAGGTGGAGCGTTTCGGTGGTCACCGAGCCGACGACCCATCCGCAGTGGTCGCGGATCATGCGGGTCGCGACGTCGAGCGCGTAGTCGAGGAACGGGTGGTCCTCAGCGATGACGCCGTCGGTGCGTTCCGCCATCTGCTTCGCCGACGCGAACGCCGTCGAGGTGGTGGGTGCGTCGGCCACGGTGCCTCCTACTTGTTCTCGGGCGTGCGGGCCTTGTTCGCCGGCGTCTTCGCCTTCACCACGGGGGCGACGACGAGTTCGGCGTTCGCGGGCTGCTCGCCTTCCTCGAACTGGAACGTGCCGCCCGGCAGGCGGTACTCCTTGAGTGCCATGAGCGCTCCTTCCGTGCGGGGTGCGGGCGCGGCCCCGAAGGACCACGCCCGCAGAGGGTGCTACGCCGCGGCGGCCGACGAGAACGTGACCTTCGCGAACGCCGACGGACGACGCACAGCGAGAGCGAGACGCTCCTCGGCGCGGACCGTCACGCGGTTGTACTCGAAGTCGTCGACGTCCGTGTTCGTGGTGTCGACGCGGACGCCGCCCTTGCGGATCACCGACGCGGCCTGACCGTACGCACCGACCAGCGCGGTCCCGGCAGCGATCGCCGGCGTGACGACGGTGCGGAGACCCCACACCGGCGGCTGCTGGATGATGCCACCCTGCCCGTACTCGCCGGCGAAGAACCCGCCGCCGAAGTACTGGCCGTTGCCGTCCTTCGCCAGACGCAGCGTCTGGTAGTCGGCCGGGTTCAGCACGATGCCGTCCGCGTCGAGGCCGCCGTTCTGCGCGACCGCGGTGATCGCACGGAACAGGGCGTCCGCGTTGTCGGTCTTGTTCGCCGACGCGACCGTCTGCACACCCGAACGGTTGAGCAGACCACGGAGGTTCGTGCCCGTGCCGACACCGGAGAGCAGCTGGTTCTCCTCGGTCAGCGCCAGCTGGTACAGCAGCCGGTTGTTGATCGCGGAGACGAGCCACGGGACGTCCTCGAGGATCTCGTCGGACTCCTTCAGGAACCCGGCGATCTTCGTGAGCGCCTCGGTGACCGGCGTCGGGTCGCCGTAGTGCAGCTGCGGCTTCTTGCCGAGCTCGGCGACGGTGGAGAAGTCGCCCTCGAGCGCGCCCTCGATGAAGTACGTCAGCGCGTTGCCGCTGATCGTCTCCGTGCCGAGGAGGTCCGCGACGGTGAGGCGACGACGGACACCGGTGACGATGTTCGTGTCGATCGTGGTCACGGCGGGCGCGACGACGGTCGGGATCGACTGCGCGTCGGTCGCGGCCTTGAACTCCGGTGCGGTGACCGAGAAGCCCTTCTGACCGCGCTTGGCGCGCAGGGTGTCGGCGGCGTGCTTCGCGAAGTGCTCACCGAGCGACCGCGCGGGGCGGTCGTCGTCGACGGTCTCGTCGGCGCCGGTGAGGCCGGCGGTGAGCGACTTCAGCTCAGCGGTGCGCTCGACCTTCCCGGCGAGCTCCGACGCGGTGTCACCGAGGGACTTCGCGTGCGCGAGCTCCTCCGCGGTGACGTCGTTGCCCTTCGCCTCGAGGGTCTTGAGGTAGTCGGATGCGGCCTTGCGCGCGGCGCTCAGCTGCTCCTTGAGAGTGGGGGCCATCAGATGGCTCCTTCCAGGTTGAGTCGGATCTTGAGCAGCTCCACGGACGCACGGTTGGGCTCCTCGGACTTGGCTCCGGAGAGCTCCTCGTCCTTGGCCGGGCCGGCGCTGGCTTCGCTTTCGGTTCCCTCGTCATCGCTCGGCGTGTCCTCGTCGGACACGTCGTCGAGCTCGGCGAGGAGCTTGGTGACTCCGGTGCGGGCGTCGTCGAGCGACGCGAGCACGGTGCGGAGTTCGTCTTCGTTCTTCGCGGAGAACACACGCCCCGCCTTCACCTCGGTGCGGAGGCGGTCAGCGGCGGCCTTCACGGCGACGACGCTGGTGTCCTGGTTCGCGCCGATCGGCACGAACGAGAACTCGTAGACCTTCAGCTTCCGCAGCTCGTTCGCCTTCACCCCGTCGTCAAGCTCGACCGAGCCCTCGTCGAGGACGTCGAACGCGAACGACAGCTGCGTCAGGCGACGGCCCTTCACGAGCCGGTACACCTGCTCGCCCTTCGGGGAGTCGAGGTCGAACGACCCCTTCACCCACCAGCCGTGCTCGTCCTCACCCTGGTCCGTGGCGGCGGCGACGTAGAAGTCGGGATCGTCGAGCCGGTGCCCGTACAGGCCCGGGAGGACGTTCCCCGACTCCTTCCACTCAGCGATGGTGTCGGTGAACGCACCCTTCGCGACGACGTCGCCGTACGAGTCCGGCGTCCGGGTGAACGTGGACGGGTAGACGAGGAACTCGCCCTCAGCGAGCCCGTCGTCGGGGCCCGCCTTCACCCGCCGCAGAGGGGCGGTCTTGATCGTGGTCATGGCCCCTCCTCAGGGGATCGTGATGGAGACATCGCAGGTGCATCCCGCGAGGTCGTCGACGTCGAGCGAGGACGCGTCGCCCGGCCAGTTCGCGCCGTTCGAGAACGTGCCGTCGAGGGCGACGGTCTCGCCGTCCATGAGCGCGTGCGCCGGACGTGGGTTCGCTGACGTGACGAGCCAGGACTTCGTCGCCGACTCGCCGTTCCCGGACTGGGTGACGGCTTCGACAGTCGCGAACGACGCGAGGCCGGTCGCGAGCGTCATGCCCGCCTGGTCCGCGCGGGACTCCGACGCGACGTCGAACACGTTCGACAGCGCCTCCGACGGGTCATCCCCATCGAGGGCTTCGTCGAGCTGCCCCTTCGTCGCCCGGTTCACCGCGGTGGCCGTGTTCTTCGCGACCGCCTTCAGGTAGTTCGTCGTCCGGTCCGTGTCGTAGCTGTCCGGATCCAGACCCACCTGCTCGAGCGTCCGCTTCGCCGTCGCGACGGTCAGCGGCGTGGACGCGGCGAGGAGATCGGCCGACAGTTCGTCGTCCCACCGGTCCTCGTCCCACCACTCACCGTCCGCCTTCGCGCCGAGCGCGGAGAGGACGACCCGCTTCTGCCGTTCGAAGAACGCAGCGAACACCGCGGCGACCTCATCGACCTGCTTCGGCGTCGCCCGCTTCTTCAGCTGCAGCGGACGCCGTGCCTTCGCGGCCGGCGCCGCCGCGGACTGCGTGCCCGTCGCCGCGCCCCCATCCTGCGGTGACGCCTGACCG